TTGTTGGCTGCAGCTATGTCAATGGTCAAGGGCAGCTGATTTTCAGTCAGTACTACCCAGCCAACACTACAGGCGTTGTCCAAGCGTTTGTTGTGGATGACCCGATGGTGTTGTTCCAAGCCCAGCTTGATGGCACTGCCACACAGGCCGCTGTTGGCGCAAATACGTTCTTCGCTGCCGCTCAGAGTACTTCCACTGGTAACACTTCCACTGGTAACTCTACGAGCGCTCTTTCTTCCAACTCAATCTTCGCCTTGAGTTGTTGTTCCAGTGGAACGCGCAGTATCAGCAAAAACCAACGGCAGAAGAAGCGGCTATTATAAAGAGGGAATGGTGGAGGGAGTGGCCGCACGAAGACCCGCCCCAGTGTGAGTACATAATCATGGCGCTGGACGCCGCGGCGGAAACAAACAACCGTGCGGACTATACGGCGCTAACCACATGGGGTGTTTTCTATGACGACCAAGAGAACTGCTACTCTATTATTTTGCTAAACTCTATAAAGCGGCGCATGGAGTTCTTTGAGCTTAAGGAGCTGGCACATAAAGAGTACTTGTTCTGGGAGCCTGATGCGTTTGTGGTGGAGAAAAAGTCTAGCGGAACCCCCCTGTATCAGGAGATGCGGAGGGTAGGTTTGTTGGTGCAAGAGTACACCCCCCACCGCGGTTCTGGAGATAAAATAGCGCGTTTGAACTCGGTGGCTGATATAGTGCGGTCGGGTTTAGTTTGGGTTCCCAGAACACGTTGGGCCGAAGAGCTGGTGGAAGAGCTTGCGGGGTTCCCGTTTGTGTCGAACGACGACTTGGTGGACTCCACTATCATGGCATTCATGCGGTTCCGGCAAGGAGGGTTCCTGCGGTTGCCGTCTGACCAAGCAGACGAACCACTAAATTCCCGGCGCCGTAAAAGCGGATACTATTGAGGTAATCAGACATGGCAATTGAACGCAGTATATACGGCGCCCCGCAGGGGTTGAACTTTGGGAACTCCGAGGCAATGGAGATCGAGATCGAAGCATCCGGAGACATGGAGCCCGAGATCACTCTGCTGGAGGACGGTGGGGTCGAGATCACGTTGGAGCCAGAGGGCGACGACAGTATTGATCTCGCTCCGTTTGACGCAAACCTTGCCGACTACATGGACGACGGTGAGATGTCTACGCTGGCTAAAGAGCTGGTGGGCATGGTGCAGGCAGACATCGACAGCCGCAAAGACTGGGCGGATACGTTCGTCAAAGGGCTTGAGGTGCTGGGGTTCAAGTACGAGGAGCGCACCGAGCCGTGGGAAGGGGCGTGTGGGGTCTACTCTACCGTGCTGGCCGAGGCGGTAATACGCTTCCAAGCGGAGGCAATGTCTGAGACGTTCCCCGCTGCAGGCCCGGTCAAGACAAAAATCATAGGCGAGGTCACCCGAGAGAAGGAAGACGCCGCCATGCGAGTCAAGGAGGACATGAACTACGAGCTTACCGACGTGATGGTTGAGTACCGCCCGGAGCACGAGCGGATGCTGTACACGCTGGGACTGGCCGGTTCTGCGTTCAAGAAGGTGTACTTTGATCCCAACATTGGCAGGCAAGTAGCCATATTCGTCCCTCCGGAAGACGTCATCGTCCCGTACGGTGCCTCTAACATCGAGAGTGCCGAGCGCGTCACCCACGTCATGCGTAAGACCAAGAATGACCTGACCAAGCTGCAGGTGTCTGGGTTTTACCGCGAGGTAGACCTCGGGGAGCCGGAGGCGTACCGCACCGACATCGAGGAGAAGAAAGCCGAGGAGAGTGGGTTCTCAATCACCGACGACGACCGCTACTCCCTGTACGAGATTCACGCGGACCTCGTCATAGACGGTGTTGACATGGAGGGCGAGGACGACGATGACGTCCAGATTGCCAAGCCATACGTGGTCACTCTTGAGCGCGGGTCAAACACAATCCTGTCTATCCGACGAAACTGGAACCCGGAAGACCCCCTGATGCTCAAGCGTCAGCATTTCGTGCACTACGTGTACGTGCCGGGGTTTGGGTTCTACGGTTTGGGGCTGATTCACATCATTGGCGGCTACGCCAAGGCCGGTACGTCGCTGATCCGTCAACTTGTTGACGCTGGTACCCTGTCAAACCTGCCCGGTGGCTTGAAGAGCCGGGGCCTGCGAATCAAAGGGGACGACACCCCGATTTCTCCGGGCGAGTTCCGCGATGTTGATATTCCGTCTGGGGCGATCCGCGACAATATCATGCCGCTGCCCTACAAAGAGCCGAGCCAAACCCTACTGGCGTTGTTGAACCAGATCACTGAAGAAGGGCGTCGTTTGGGAGCAATCTCAGACATGAACATCAGTGACATGAGCGCAAACGCGCCAGTAGGGACCACACTGGCTCTGCTGGAGCGCACGCTTAAGCCGATGGCTGCTGTGCAGTCGCGTGTTCACTACACGATGAAGCAGGAGTTCAAGCTGCTCAAGGCGCTGATCGCGGAGTACGCCCCAGAGGAGTACTCGTACCTGCCGGATAGAGCGAACTCAAAAGCCAAGAAGTCCGACTACGCCGTGGTCGACGTTATCCCGGTCAGTGACCCCAACAGCAGCACAATGGCGCAGCGCGTGGTGCAGTACCAAGCTGTCCTGCAGATGGCCCAACAAGCCCCGCAGATATACGACATGCCGCTGCTGCACCGTCAGATGATTGAGGTGCTGGGGGTAAAGAATGCCGACAAGCTCGTCCCTGTGACGGACGACATCAAGCCCTCTGATCCTGTGAGCGAGAACATGAACGCTCTGGTGGGCAAGCCGATGAAGGCGTTCATCTACCAAGACCACGACGCGCACATTGCGACCCACCAGTCGTTCATGCAGGACCCGCAGATCATGGCGTTCATTGGGCAGAACCCAGCGGCGCAGCAGATCATGGGGGCGCTGATGGCGCACATCGCGGAGCACATTGCGTTCTCTTACCGACAGCAGATCGAGAATAACCTCGGGGTGCCGTTGCCAGCGCCGAACGCAGAACTGTCTGAGGAGATGGAGGTCAAGCTTGCCAGCTTGATGGCCGAAGCAGCCCAGCAGAACACGCAGCAGAAACAAGCCGCCGCAGCGCAGCAAGCAGCCCAGCAGCAAGCGCAAGACCCGATCATGCAGATGCAGATGCAAGAACTGCAGCTCAAGGCCGCCGAGCAGCAACGCAAGGGGCAGAAAGATCAGGCCGAAACGGCACTTGCGGCAGCACGCCTGCAGCTTGACGCGAGAAAAGCACGAAGCACAGAGGTGCTGGAGGCGACCCGCATAGCCGCAATGACTGACCAAGCGAACGCCAGACAAGACTTGGATGAAGCGCAAGCAATCCTTGGTTTGGCAAAAGCTCGACTAGAGGAATAACGACATGGCTAAAACCGTCTTTGACGTGCTGGATATGAAACTCGCTGAGTCTCAGCGAAGCCAAGAAGATTTTGTTACATCGGGTGGGGCAAAAGACTACGCGATGTACCGAGAAGCGAGCGGGGTGATCCGAGGTCTAGCCATCGCACGACAAGAAATACATGACCTTGCGAAAAACTATCTGGAAGACAACGATGATTGAAAAAACTGCAGCGATGCTGGAGCTGGAACAACAACGCAAGGCGAAGATTGAGCAGGAAGAAAGAGCGCGAGAAGCCCTTGAGCAAGCCATCCCTAAACCCACCGGGTATCACGTACTGATTGCGTTGCCCAATGTTGAGGAGACGTTTGGAGAGACTGGGCTTGTAAAGGCGGAAAAGACGGTTCGTGACGAGTACATCCTATCTACCATAGGTCTGGTTTTGGATATGGGCGAGCAGGCGTACAACGACAAAGACCGTTTTCCAACAGGCGCGTGGTGTAAACCGGGTGACTATGTGATGTTCCGTGCCAACACCGGCACGCGCTTTAAAATAGGTAAGCAGGAGTATCGTTTGATGAACGACGACTCCATACAAGCAATCGTACCCAATCCGAGAGTAATATCTCGTGCATAAGGAGTAGTCTATGCCAATGCAACAAGTAGAGTTTGATTTCCCGGACCCTGACGCCAAAGGCGGCGTAGAAGTAGATGTAGAGGCTCCTGAACAAGAGTATTCCCTTGAAATTGAAGGGGCGGTAGGCCGAGAAACGGTTAAAAAGCCTAAAAAAGTTATCGAAGATGACGTAGAAATTGAGGTGGTAGACGATACGCCCGAGAAAGATCGGGGTAAAAAAGCGTCTGCGCCGCCCGATGAGGTTACCGATGAGGAGCTGCAGAGCTACTCAGACAAGGTAAAGAAGAGAATTCAGCACTTCAGCAAGGGTTTCCACGACGAGCGCCGAGCAAAAGAACAGGCGCTGCGCGAGCGTGAGGAGCTGGAACGCTATGCTCGGCAGCTGTTGGAGGAGAATCGCGGGCTGAAAGGCTCCGTGGACAAGGGGCACAACGCGCTGATTGAGTCTGCGAAAAAGCAGGTTCAGGGGGAGCTGCAAGCCGCCAAGCAGCAGTACCGTGAAGCGTACGAATCAGGTAACACCGACACCATGCTTGCGGCGCAGGAAACGCTTAACGCCGCGCAAATTCGCATGGACAAGGTCAATAACCTGAAACCCCGTGCAGCTACTACGGAGGACACATCTTTACAAACTGCGCCAAGTCCTGTACAACAGCGCCAAACAGCTCCTACGGCCCAAGCAACAAGAGACGAAAAAGCCGAGTCATGGCGAGCTGAGAATACGTGGTTTGGCAGCAACGACGAGATGACTGCGTACGCGCTGGGCTACCACAGCACACTGGTAAAAGACGGGATAGACCCCCGATCCGACACTTACTACGAGAAAATAAATGCTCGTATGCGAAAAATGTTCCCCGAAGACTTCGACGAAGACGACGGAGGGGAGCCAGAACCACCCAAAGCGAAGAAATCTGCCAGTGTAGTCGCCCCCGCATCGCGGAGCACAGCGCCTAGAAAGATCAGACTGACAGAATCGCAAATAGCGATAGCGAAACGGTTGGGTGTACCACTGGCTGAATACGCCAAACAACAGGCTGCGTTAATGAGGAAATCATAATGGCTGAGAATAGACTTGAAAGAGATTTGGAAAAGCGAGAGCGCACTCACCGCAAACAAGCGTGGAAGCGCCCCGAAGTTCTGCCGACTCCGACACCGGAGCCCGGATATGTCTACCACTGGGTGCGTATCGCTACCCAAGGGCAAGCTGATCCAACCAATGTTTCTTCAAAATTGCGCGAAGGTTGGGAACCCGTAAGAGCTGCGGATCACCCCGATATTTTCTTGGCTGCTATCGAGAATGATCGCTTCAAGGACAATATTGTGATTGGTGGTTTGCTGCTGTGCAAAGCCCCTAAAGAGCTGGTGGAAGAGCGTACTTCGTACTACTCGGACCAGACCAAGGGACAGATGCGAGCGGTGGACCAGAACCTGATGCGGGAAAATGACCCGAGGATGCCGCTCTTCGCTGAGCGAAAGACCTCGGTAACTTTTGGCAAAGGCTAATTTTTAGGAGTTTTATAATGGCTACAACTGCCGCACCCTACGGGCTCCGCCCCGTCAAGCGTGTAGATGGTATGCCCTACGCAGGCGCATACTCCACGTATCTGGTTAGTCCGTCTGGCTATAACACCAACATCTTCTACGGAAGTGTGGTGTACATTAACGCCAACGGCTACATCAACATCGTCACCGGCACCGGTGCAGACGCAACCACCAATGACTGGCCCACTGGTTCTACCAGCGTGACTGGTGCTATCGGTGTGTTTGTTGGCTGCAGCTATGTCAATGGTCAAGGGCAGCTGATTTTCAGTCAGTACTACCCAGCCAACACTACAGGCGTTGTCCAAGCGTTTGTTGTGGATGACCCGATGGTGTTGTTCCAAGCCCAGCTTGATGGCACTGCCACACAGGCAGCTGTTGGCGCAAATACGTTCTTCGCTGCCGCTCAGAGTACTTCCACTGGTAACACTTCCACTGGTAACTCTACGAGCGCTCTGGAATCTACAACAGTTACGGTTCCCGCAGCTTTCCGTATTTTGGGCTTCGCTTCACCAGTTTCAGATGCGTTTCCGGACGTTCTGGTTAAAATCAACCTCGGCTTCCACAGCATGACTGTGAACACCGGTCTATAAGGAGTAGGCGACTATGGCTATTTCACGCGCCCAGTTACTCAAAGAATTGCTGCCGGGGCTTAATGCTCTGTTCGGTCTTGAGTACGCACGATACGGTGAACAGCATGCTGAGATTTTCGAGACTGAAAGCTCAGATCGTTCATTTGAAGAAGAAACCAAGCTGTCTGGCTTTGGTGCTGCCCCGGTTAAAAACGAAGGCGCATCCATTGCTTACGATAACGCGCAGGAAGCATTCACTGCCCGTTACGAGCACCAGACAATTGCTATGGGCTTCTCCATCACCGAAGAAGCGATGGAAGACAACCTGTACGACAGTCTGTCTACTCGCTACACCAAAGCTCTGGCTCGCGCTATGGCGTACACCAAGCAGGTTAAAGCTGCTTCTGTACTGAACAACGCGTTTGCTGGTTCTGGTGTTACCTACGGCGATGGCAAAACCCTGTGCGCCACTGACCACCCGCTGGTGTCTGGCGGTAGTAACAGCAACACGCCCGCAACCCCCGCTGACCTGAACGAGACTTCTCTGGAAGCCGCCGTTATTCAGATCGCAGCGTGGACTGACGAACGTGGCCTGCTGATCGCTGCTATGCCTCGCAAGCTGGTAGTCCCCCCTGCGTTGCAGTTCGTTGCTACTCGTCTGCTTGAAACTGAGCTGCGTCCGGCAACTGCTGACAACGACATCAACGCTCTGCGCTCTATGGGCAGTGTTCCCGAAGGCTACACAGTCAACAACTACCTGACTGATAGCAACGCGTGGTTCCTGCTCACTGACGTGCCGAACGGTCTGAAGCACTTTGTTCGTGTTCCGATGCAGACGTCAATGGACGCCGACTTTGACACGGGCAACGCTAGATATAAAGCGCGGGAAAGATATTCATTTGGTGTGAGCGACGCTCTGGGTATTTTTGGCTCGCCTGGGGCTTGACAGCACTGGGAACAGAAACTACTATATAACCACTTCTAGTAGGGGGTGGTTATGAGTATAGAGTGTAAAGTTTCCTCGTGTGGTAACCCGGTGTTTTCTACTGGGGTTTGTCGAAAGCACTACGAACAGGAGAGGCTCAAAGTGGCCTCTCCTTGTTCTGTTTCTGGATGTATCAAAAAAGCGTACCGTGGGGTGTTGTGCATTACACACTACCGGGTACACCAGCTTAGTAAACGCCCATTATGCGATGTGCCTAATTGCGGCGCCCCTCAAAAAAACTTAACCCTCGGACTGTGCACCAAACATGAGTTCCGCTCCCGAAAACACGGTAGTTTAGAATCCCCTCGAAAAGCGGACTGGGGGGCGCGAGAAGTTCACCCTCTATACTCCACATGGTGTTGGCACAAAAGGAAAGGCACTTCTGGTATGTGCGCTCAGTGGCAATCAAACTTTTGGGATTTTGTTGCCGTGGTTAAAGAAAAACCTGACGGAGCTACGCTGCGAAAGGTTAATCAAAAAGCCCCCATAGGACCAAACAACTGGGAATGGCGGGAGTCTCATAACAGCGAAGATAAGGCTGTGTACCAGCGAGAATGGCGAAAAAGAAACCCTGAGCGGTCTAAAAATAATGACCTAAAAAAATCTTACGGGATAACTCTTGTAGAGTACGAAGTTTTACTGCAAAACCAAGAAGGTAAGTGCGCCATATGCAAAAACCCAGAGCGCACTATGGACAAAGATGGGGGACCGCGTAGGATGCCAGTGGACCACGACCACAACACAGGGGTAGTTCGTGGACTACTCTGCACTCCATGCAATCGAGCTTTGGGGATGTTTAAGGACAACGTGGAAGTTCTTAAAGCCGCTATTGCCTATATAGAGCGTACACGTTGACGCCCAACAACTTAGCTGGTACAAATGGCGCATCCCCGGAACCATTTACGCGCTGCAGACCGACCGGGCGGACGACATGCAGACTGAAGCGCACCACTCGCATGTGAGGCTCTAAAATGGCGAATACACATTTCTCCGGTCCCGTACTCTATTCTGGCGCAAACACAAACCAGTACTTTGCTGGTATAGCTGAGATGCCGATTGGCGTTAACTTGGCTGTTTTTTCTCTGTTGGACGACTTTACTAGCGTCGCGTTCGATTCCACCAATGACTGGACCGTGGTAAAAGACTCTGGCGCTTCTGTAGGTATCGTTGCTGACACCGTTGGTGGTGAGCTGGCTCTGACGTCTACTGCCACAACTGACAACGACGGCGCTTCTATTCAGGGCAACGAGATTTTTGCCGTAGCAGCTAGCACCGGCATTTTCTTCTCCACACGTATCAAGTGCAACGACGCAGACCAGACGGACATTTGTGTTGGCCTGACTGTTAACTTTGCGACCGACCCAGAAGCGATGTTGACTGCAGCTGACCGTATCGTGTTTCAAGTAGACGACGGTAACGCCTCAATCCTGTGCAAAACAGAAAAGAACGGCACTGAGACGTCTACAGACTCAGGCGTTGATCTGGCGGATAACACCTACGTGGTGCTCTCTTTCAACGTGCTGAACACTGGCAGCGTGACGTTCTATGTCAACGGCAAGCAGGTTGCCCAGCACACCACTAATATCCCGGATGATGAGAACCTGACAATTGCCGCCATGAGTCTTTCTGGTTCTGCCAGCGGTACTCGCGCCACTACTCTGGACTACATTATGGCGGCCCAGACCCGCTAAGAGGTGAGCCAT